AACAGAGAAAGGATCGATATCTTCCGGCGCGGTCTGAAGCCGGACCACCGTCCGGGGATCGGCTCCGGTCAGTCCATCATCAATCAGCAGGCTAAGCAGGTCGCTCGCATCGGGCGCCTGGGTGCTGATGATTATCGAAATAGGGTTATCCTGTGCAGCGGTGGCGGTTTCCAGCGCTTCATAAAGCGGGTCTCGCGGCCCACGAACCTGGCCCAGTTCGTCGTGTGCAACAAATCGCGGCGAGAAACCATAGGCCGTGGTAGCTTCGGCACTCAGTGCGCGGTAATAAGAACCCAGCTCAGGGCAGTGGATTTCTTTAGCTGAATCCTTGATCGCAACGTACTGCATTAGTACCGGGCTCATCCGGCACATCTTCGAGGCCAGGTTAAACAGAATGGCCGCCTGGTCGCGTGAGCGTGCCGCAGAATACAGCTGCGAGTTCGGTGCAGCCTCGGGCCCTACCAGGTAGAGCAGCATCAGCATGGCGGTTTCCACGGTTTTGGCGTTTTTTCGCCCGCGACTGATGATCGCGCGACGTGTACCATGCTTGTTGTCAAAAATGGCTCTGAAGTCATCCTTCATGAACTCAGCCATTTTCAGAGGCTGGCCAACAAACTTACCTTCGGGAATATAAATATTTCTTTCGCACCAGAGGATATTCCTCTCGGCTCTTGTCAGATTTTTTTTAGCCATCGAAGAGCCTTATTCAATTTCCCAGGTTTTTTTCTCCCGCGGCAGATTTTTGTTGGCGCGTCCTACTGTTTTAGGATCAGCAGTCGCCTGCCGGGTGATACGCAGTCGCGTTGCCAGTGAAGACGCAGACCGTACTTCACGTTCGCGCATCGTGAGCAATTTATCGTAGCGCTTCAGCCCATCATCCCGAGCCAGCCACTCCAGCTCAAACTCCTCGATCTGAGTGGTTAACAGTCTCGCCTGCACCACATGCCGACAGTACATTTCCATCATGTCGCGATGTGTTTCAGTAAATGAGCTGGCCGGGTTGTCGTTAACCAGTCTGATCCAGACGTTTATCTCTGGATCGCTAAGATGTAACGAGGGTTGCAGCCTGCTTTCAGCCAGAGCCGGAAGCGACACAGCCGTCGTCGCGGCAAGAGATTTTCTGCCTCGCTGTGCCATCGCTTTTTTCCTTTTTTTCTGGACGTTTTTGAAAAGAAAACTGGGGGCGCGGTCTTTTTACGATTGCCGCCATAGTTTTACCCCTCCCCCCCATCCTGTCGGGCTGATAATGAGAAAAGCTATCATTTCTCGATGATCCGCAGGTTTTCACGGGGAGGACTGGGTAACACCAGGCGCTCACCGACACCGACAGACATTGTCAGGATAATCGTTGGTGGCTCCTCGTTTGCGGTATGACTAAAGGAGATGGCGGACGCAGAAAGAAAACTCACACCATCAATGCTCAGTTCCACCAGTTTGCCATCGCGGTATTCAATCTTCATATCTTGCATTGCGCGCTCCTTTTACCAGATAACCCTGCCTTCATTGTCGAATTCGGTAACCGTTCCGCCCTTCTCCATACGTTGCTTAACCGAATCGTGGCAGCGCTTGCAAAGCGACTGAAGATTGTCCGGGTCGTGGAAGAGGTTTTCATCGCCCTTGTGTGGTTTGATGTGATCAACAACGGTTGCGGATATCACCTGATTTCGCCTGAGGTGAAACTCGCAGAGTGGTTGCTTCTGAAGCTGGTGATAACGCAGCCGGTACCAACGTTTGGTGTTATAGAGGTGATGCCAGGGTGAATTAGTTGCCATATTCACTCCAATAAAAAAGCCACCAGCGAAAGCTAGTGGCTCAGTAATGACTCGGTAGAAAGCAAGGTATTTTAATTGCTTGACGGTGGCGGAGGTAAAGGCATCCAGTGAGTTATTTCAAGATTAAAATACTGGCTGTTATCAATAATCACGATATTGCTAAATCCGGTTAGGGGATTAAATTCCGCAAAGCCAACACCTTTATCCGTATTTACGATATACCAAGAAACCTGTTTTGTTGGCTGTGGTAATTGAAATTTTACTGATGTCCATTGCATTTACTTGCCCTCTCGATTAAGTAACGCATCGACATTATCACAGGCACTCAGTGAATGCCTGCTGTAATGCCTTAGCTCGCCTGCTCTGCGATGGTATCAAACAGCGTCAGCGCTTCAGTAGACTCCTGAATTGCTTTCATGGCCTTCGCCACGTAGGTGTTCTCACTCGTGACACGGTTGTATTGCTGGACGAACATTTGATACTTGAGATCGTCGTCCTGTACGAATTGAATGGCTTCTTTCGCTGCGGCTGTGTCATAGCCCAGCATTGCAAGCAAGTTCATTCGAATCTGTTGAGCTGAAGTGATCTCTGCCATGTGTTACCTCTGTGCGATGTGGGGAGCATTATCGAAGCCACTCGGCAGAATGGCTCCTGTAATGCTTTAGCTGCGGTGCTCCATTCGTAGGAATACCCCGCTACGCTTGTTATATCCGAAATGTTACCTAAACTAACTGATGACTTTGCTCTGCCATGACAAAGTCGGTCGTTCTACCCGTGAGCTCAGGGATGAGCCACTCTCAAGCCTTCCTGGCTCTCAGTTTTATTCTCAACCAGTAGAAAATAAACCAACTTCGTGGCTACAATCAGTCATTGGCTGGCTGTACAGCACCCCGTAGCTTTGGGATTTCCTCCACGGGGTTTTTTATAACACTTAAGGCAGATGCTTCGGTTTATCATTATTGATGCCCTTCAATGAAGGGCGCCAGTGCTGCTTATTGTCCGGTCAAGTGCTCGTAACGGGAAATGGTCTTTCCGTTTGCGTTCATCACGTACGCCACTTCTCCCTGCTTCAGGAAAACGTTCTGGTCCATTCCCGACACTGAGATACTCTGCTGGTTGGGATTGAAACCAATGCTCAGGCCGCAATGGATTTCTTCACCACCATCTGGTGACATCACTTTTACTGTTAACATGCTTCTTCTCCTGCTTCTGGCAATAAAAAGCCCCGCATAAGCAGGGCTGTAGATTCACACAACTAATATTGGCTACTGATATCTCTCAGCAAAATGCCCTTCGATCTGCTCTTTGATATCAACAGCTTCATCTAACTTTAAGGAATCATAACCCCTAACATGGAAATGAGGCTCATATGCGTAAATCGTAATAAACGCATATGATCCTTCATCTCCTGAAAAAATCTCATATTTGACGCGAGAAAGACCGGCACCAACTAACATGTATGTATCCAGAAGCTTATGGGTATTCATCATCCATTCCTTTTTCTTTAAAAATCGTTATCAGCATACATGCATTCGATGGATAACGGCAGCAATACATCCTTGAAGACTTCGAAAAGAAACCTCAGCGTCAGTGAGTTAATACCCACACAGCCCTCCAATAATTCCAAAAAATAAAGCGGCAAGTAGCCAGCCAAGTGCAGTTTTCTTCATTAACACTCCGTAAAATGCTATAGACATCCCTAGACACAGCGTTATAAAAACTGGCCACATAGTCAGAAATAAAAATAAATAACTACATATCCCGCTGTTAATAGCCACATTCACCACTAACATAACCCTTATGTGCTAAAAAGGAGCAGTATCTCATGCCCCCATACAATCATCTTTTTCTGGTGAACTATAGCATTATCGAAGCCACTCAGTTAGTAACTTCTGTAATATCCTCATGTGGGGATGAAGGCTGATTTAGCCCTTAGAGGGGTTAACAGTCAGCATCTGACCGGGCAACTGCACGGCATGCCCACATACAGGCTTCCTGCATTTTGGTGCGCGCGAGTGCCAGGCTGCGCATAGCTTCATCAATCTCCCGTGCCTGCTCAGCGCTTAACATTGCCGGTTCATTGCGGACAGCCAACAATTCACCTCGCTCTGTATCGAGCAGACTGCAAAAATGCCGGCTGACACCTTTGAGGCGGTTCATCCGCTCAATGTCGCCATCGGTTAATGTGCGGTAGCCTTTTCGGTTGATTGTGGGCAACTGGCCAGCACAGATTTGTTGTGTGCCAGAATGTCTCGCTTGGTCTGACGGTCCATCACGTCAATATCGTGTTCGGTCAGGTAGATGACCCTCACCCAGCTGCAGGCCGTATCAACGACTACCGGGGCGGGTAAATCTTTCGCGCAGCTCGCGATCAACATCGTCATCGCCCATACGCTTAACGTCTTCCTGTACATCACTGGCCCCTTTCACAACTTCCGCCTTACGTTCTGCCGCGGCGACGGTGGCGGCGGCGTTCTCTTCGGTACGCTGCTGATCGGCTTTGGCTTCCGCCTTACTGGTCCCGCGAGCGTGGCCGATGCCGAACGCGCCAGCGATAGCACCCAGGATGACAACCACCAGCCCCGCGATTGCTTCGATTCCCATGATCACACCACCAGTACCGCTTTTGCTTTCAGGAAGCGGGCGCGCCGGTCATCTATGCCGTTCTGTCCGCCGTTGATAATCTGCGTGACGCGTGCAAGGTCACCGGGATAACGCAAACAGCCGCGTGAGGCATAAAACCAAGCAGCACTGCGCGCCGCATACTCATCCTGGGCCAGCAATTCAGGCTGTTTAACCAGATCAATCTTCAGAGCATTCCCGCAGTCGCGGTAATTGTTCAGGCCGGTGATCTGGATGAGCCCACGCCCTCGGTAAAACCAGCCGTCTGTTGCCCCGTTATTACCCATGCGTTTGCTGTACACCAGGTTGGCGATCGCTCTTTGCCTCTCCAGTGGCAAAGAGGGCTCACCCTGACGGCGGCCGAGCGAATTAGCCTGACCCTGCGTCAGCCGCCCGGCGCGGACAAAACTATTCAACCCGGCCACGCTATAATTGAAGCTCTCAACAAGCTGGGTAAATCCCGTGCTTTCATGCCCTACCTGGGCAATGAACATCGCCTGATCGATAGCTGCTGTTATGCCAAACTCTTTCATCGCGGCTGTAATATGCGGAAACCAGCGCGCAGCTAACCCGGCACTGATACCAGCCGCCTTCTGGAATTGTGTTTGATTCATTAGTGCCTCAGTGTATCGACCAGACGCGCCACGTTACCCCGTGCCCACAGCACGGCGGCGCATATCATTACGTTTGCCATTACCACCAGCCAGTGGGACTGTACGTAAAGACCGAAGATAAATTGGAAAGGAATGCTCGCGTAAATCAATACCAGCAAGTAAGCAAGAATGGAGATACCAGGGCGATGCCTGGCACCGCGACGTTGATAAAACATCAAAGCGCAGACAATAACGGCACATATCACCGCATTGACCAGCGCTGCCGGGTCATTTATTACCACTCGAACCTCCTCCCCTTAATCGGGAAAGTAATCCGAACAGGCTGCTCAAGTCCTGGCTGTTAATGAAAGTCAGGACCTTGATGGTTACAGCAGATGCCACCACCGCACCGAGCGCATCAAGCGGACGATCCGTATAGCCTGTCCATGCAGTAAATTTTGAGCCTAATAATCCTGCAGCCAGAACACCGACAATAAACGACGTCATGAAGTAAGCTATTTGCCTTCCACGTGTCAGGTTTGCGGTCGTAGCCACGTAAAACACTGCGCCGCCAAAAGCCCCAAATACCACACCAAAATCGGTATGGGTGATAACGCCATATATGACGGAACCAATTAAACCGCCACCAAAAATCAGGCCGGTACCAGTTAAAGGATCGGACATTAAGCCCCCTCTTATTGCTGTGAGTCCTCTCAGAATTGAGGGGAAAATGAAAAGGCCGCGCATAAGCGCAGCCTGAAATGATTTGTTCCTCAGCTTGCCGAGGAGCCTTATTCATGGCGAAAAAAAGCCCGCTCAGAGGAACGGGCAGAAAGTAGGCATTCTGGGTAGTAACAAACGAAAACGCACCTAATAGTCCGAGCTACCGATTTACCAGGAGAGCGCTCGCTTTTTCCGTTACTGCCTTTTAAACATAGCTGGAGGAGCCGAAACGGCAACCCACAACCTAATGTCTTAGTAGTATTGCATGGTGCCGGGTGCCTCCCGGTGAGCATGCCCCAGTCGGCATGGCCCGCGCTGCATTTACAGGTTCTGTAACTGACTGGTCGCCCCTCCGCATAGGGGGATTCACCACACCAGAAATTTAACATTCAGTCTTTCAGGTTTCAATACTCTGCTTGTCTGAGGTATCGGCTCACCATAACCGCCCAGCCTGATGTTATCAGCGTGTAGCGGCTTGTTTTTCTCTTTGATAAAATTGATTCGCAAATGATTAAAACATCAACTGGTGAAAATATGAGTAAGTACTCAGACCTTTTACAGGTAATCAAGTCCCGGGTTTGTCAAAATAACAACTTCCCCCAAACATTACTGGCAGACTCACACAGTTACAGAGCCAGGCAGGTTTGGTATCGAATAGGACAAATATTCACTCTTGAATGTATTCTCGATGAGTACAGGAAACATTTTTCATCGGATTATTATTATCTTGATAACGATAAGGCTCTTCATCACCTTATCTTCGAAATGACCAAGTGGAAACTTGAAGAGATTAGAAGACTCTCGCTAAACGACTGTCTCTTTATCATTGCCAGTCAACTAAAGCCCAGTTATATGTCAGAAGATGCTGCCGCTGTCCTGGCGTCACTCAATCTGCCGACTGGCCACTATCCTGTTGAGGATTTTCCACAAGAGGACTGGGATCCCAGGGAAAACTCAGCATTCCTTCAAAGCTACCAGTAGCGACTCGCCCAATCTCCGCAGAGATCTGACTTAGCCGCTCCTCAAGAGCGGCTTTTTCTGCTATCAGACGGTTGAAGTGGGCAAGATAGATTTTCTGTTGCCCAAGCCAGTCTTCAAGCTGTTGAGTGGTCATGCCCGGGTTAAAAAAATATGGTTGCTGCATAGCTTCCCCTAGATAAGTTACGCATTGTGATAGGGATTCGCTTCAGACGCTGGCCCCTCTGCCGTTCTGGTGCTGGTTGACGGAATCGAACCGCCGACATCCTGCTTACAAGGCAGGCGCTCTACCTTCTGAGCTAAACCAGCAATCTGGTTCAGGGCTCTGCGCAGAGGGCTTTAACGTATCGTGCAGCACGTCTCTACCCAAGAGCCCTGACCGGAGTGCAGAAATGACAAGGCCCAAGGGGGTTAGCCTTGGGCCTTTAATTTATTTCATGCTGCTCAGTTCGCTTTAACGTCCCGAGCCTATCACAATTCAAGCAGTTTCTGGCTCACTTTGCAAGTAAAATCTGTCGCCATTTGTGCCGAATGCGTCACACATTGGTACGTACAGCATCGATTCCGCCAAACTAAGCCACGTATCAACTCTGCGTCTACAGGTCATAAAGCACCAGTCGGGATGCTTTTCATAGAGCTCTTCCGCTATGCGGCGTTTGCTCTTCCGTAACCGGTAATGCTCCACCAGCAGGTGATAAAGCTCTTTGTGACCACCCGTAATAAGGACTGCCCCCAGTACCTTATCAATCAGCAGTCCCTCATCGTCTGTGCAGAAGGCCAGGCCGCTTTTGTTTTTCCCCGCGAGTATTTCACGAAAAAACGCCTCAAGCTCTGGCTTCGAGATGCCAGACTTCTTCATCCGGCGTAATGCTTCGTTGATGGCTGTTTTAGTGACTTTCCCGGAGGCCAGTAACTGGTTAAACATATTGCCGCCACTACCGCCGCCGATGTAGGACCAGCGGCCCCACATGCGCAGCTTCCCCTGAATCCAGATGGCCTCCAGCGTTTTCAGCCTGACCATTTCACCAGCTTTTCCAACCTCGGACGGGTTAATCATTATGCGTTCTCCACTATGCCAGCACGCCAATTGCCAGCGAACGATCCAGAAATCGAAACAGCAGCTCCAGCTGTGAGCCGTGCTTCTCCTCAAA